TCCAATCTCATGCTACCCACCGCACGCAGAGAGTACCAGTTTACAAACGCATTTACAACCCGGGGGCAATCCAGGGCTAAAATCATGGCACAAACGGGTGCTAGCAAAGTTTGGAGGAGTCGCGACATGGAGCCACATTACGAAGGCCTGGAACGTGAAGGAAGTCAACGAGTTAACAACGCCACGCATTCCCAGCCGAAACACAATCAAGTCCCCTATGACTATGGCCAGCATTATGACAACCACCAATCTGCACCCGATAGCATATCGAAGTACCACCGCAACCACTACGGAACAGCCTCTCGAGGATATGACCCGTACCCAAGAGGACAAGGACACTCTTACCGCTCTCGTGGGCAAGGCATGCGAGGTCTACGACCCTATTGTGGTCGCCCGGATCATGGCGTCTACCAAGGACATACATCCGGTGACGCGCAGATGGTATCAAACGGTCATGTGGGACGAGATGATCTACGGAGGCCTGGCACGCCAATACAATCTAACCAGATACTCCGAAGCGATAAGCGAAGCGAAGAAGGCCGACCCGAGCCTTGGCCTAATAATCGGGTTGGAGGAATTACCAGACCACATAGCAGACCGAATCGAAGGATTCCACGCGGACAAAACCGAGCAAGTGCGAACTATGCAGTTGCAACCGGCAAACTTGATGGTATCGAGACAAATCATGTCAGCGCTAACGAAGTTATCGCTAAAAGCATCAGCAATGGCAGCAGTAGCAGGTACTTTGGCGTTCGCAGCATCAATCCCACTAGCAACAGTGATGGCAGTGATGCCAGTAACGCGTCCTATGCTACAGCCCGCTTTAAGCGCGTTGGCCTATGTCTCAAGAAAAGCGATGGTAGTAAGCATAATATCGGCAGCGACAACGCTGGCGGTATCATTGGCACGCTACCTAGTGTAAACCAACTCAACAAGCCCAATTGGTACAGAAGCTTGGTTGAGATAGCTGCGATACATACCACATGTGATCCGCTCGACTCATCAAGCTTATGTGTCATACGCAACGAAATAATACGTTTATCACGGAACATGAACGTATACCAACATCTCACAACATCTATATTGACCAGTGCCATACAAGATGTATTAATGATCCGATCCGTTGACGCTGATAACATAACCGGATACATGGTCCACCCAAACCAAACGCTAGGTTTGAAGGCCATAGACAGGTTATCTATCGGCTCATTCGAGTATTGGTCACTAAAGCATTTGTATGAATACTTTAAGAATCTCGCGTTCCGATTTTTCGCTGGGGCGAGGATGTACAACTCCGCCCTTTAGCCCCTCGGTAATACAACGCTACCCTGCCACGTGTCAGCGTGGCGTTGTCGAGTGCAAAGATTCTGTCGCAGCTCAAATAACTAGACTAACTTTGTACCGTGACAATAACAACTATGTCCATTGTGAACAACATCCCACACGACGCTATGTGATGAAGATGAGTTGTCCATACACTGCCACTCTGCAAGCTAATGACCCTTGTGTAGCGAATGAAGTAGTCTCGCTCCTACGGCGTCATTTAACCACAGCAGAGTTGGATCGCACACAACTACAGGCAGAGGCTGTGGAAAACGCTTTCAAATTATTACGCGAACACTACCCGCCCACACTATTAACACCAATGACCCTCGAACAAGTTATCAAGCATAAGCCCCCTAGTATGCGCAAGAAGTACATTAACGCCGCTAACGAATTGAAAGAG